CAAACTGCTGTGACGGAAGATAAACCGAAAGGTAAACGAGCAGCACGAAGAAAGTCTTATTGTGCTCGCTCTGCGGGTCAGATGAAAAAATTCCCTAAAGCAGCTAAGAACCCTAATTCTAGGTTGCGGCAGGCGCGGAGACGGTGGAAATGTTAGTATGGCTTACTTACAGAGTAACATTCCGTACTTTAAGTGTTGGGTACGGAAAGAATATACACACAACCATGAGAAGTATCATGGCGAGTTTATTCATGCGATGGCGATTGCTGTCACAACAATGCCGACAAGGTGTTTAAGTTTTCAGTTAATTTTTACTGGAGCAGAGACCTATGACGACAAAAAGAAATCGAATGTACATGGAGGGGCCATGTGGGCGCGTATGCCAATTACCGCCTTGGTCGGAGATACCCCTTTTGAAGAATGGCCTGAAGCGATGCCGGTATGGGCTGCACAACCTTGGGATTGTAGTTCAAGAGACCATTCGGTATACGTGTTGGATAGGGCAACGCCTTGTCCTTGGTTGGCAAAAATAGATAGTGAGTTTTATCCAGCTAAATATATGTTTACAGTAGATTATACAAATAACGAGATAGCTGACGATCCTGCTCAACATAAGCAGAGCCATGTGCTTGAGCTTTTAGATGCAGGAGAGTGGACAGGCAATATCGTTGCTTTACCGAATAATCGAGTAAGGGTAACTCATCCAGCTTGGTTTGAAACAGGAGAAGGTGCGCCAGACTTTAAACCGTCTCAGCACGTTCATTACAGTAAATCAGATTTAGACTATACACTTGATGTAAATCAGGTGTTTAATAACCTATACGCGGAGTAAGAATATGAGCACATTAATGGGATCACGCCCTCAACCTACTTCTTATAACAGATATGGAACTGATACGGATAAAGAAAAAAAAGAGAAAGAAAAAAAATTAAGGGGCAGAAATAAAGCGCGTACACGTTCTACTCCTAGCGGTAGTGGGGTTCCAACTGGTCTTACCGGGAGGAATAAACCTAAAAACCTTAAACAGAAAAAACGTGACTCTGTAATAGAAGAAGTGAAAAAAGCCCAAAAAAGGCTTGTCAAAAAACCAGTGACGACAGGGGGTAAAAATCCTCGAAGTCTGAACTATCCAACAGGGCCATCTGCATCTAAAAGAGCTACACCCGAAGGTGGTCGTGCCGGGTTTATGGCAGGTATGACCGGCGGGCAAAGTAAGAAAAAAACACCTACTAAATCCCGTATGCAGAAAGACCAAGATATGATTTCTGGGATTGGAGCACAAGCAGCTAAAAGAAAAACACCTACTAAGAAAAACGAAGGTCTAGGGATTATGGGTATGGGGCTAGGCTCAAAAACCAGTAGGCAGCGCGTAGAAGATGCGGTTAAACAAGGCGTTAAAATGCCTGATACACGCCCTAAAAAGAGAGCTGTTACAAAATCTACTGCTACAGATAAACCAAAAAGAAGTTTTATGTCTTCTGGTGCAAAAAGAACTACTGCTACAGATAAACCAAAAAGAAGTTTTATGTCTTCTGGTGCTCAGAACAAAAAAACCACTACTGCTACAGATAAACCAAAAAGAAGTTTTATGTCTTCTGGTGCAACAGACCCAAGGAAAGCTAAAAAGCCTTTGTTTGGTGAAGGCGATGCAAAAACCCGTGGCGGCAAAGCCAATGTAAGTAAAAAACAGTTAGATGCTTTTGGTGGCACATTAACCCAGTACATGAACCAGTGGAACAAGTCTGGTAAAAGACCTACTAAAGCTTCAACGGTTAGTAAAACTACAGACGAAAAGAAAACTACAACCAAGAAAGTTGAACCAAAGAAGAAGTCTTTTCGTGAAAGACGGCTTGATAGGATGGGTGAACGCCTTGCATCAGCTAAGAGCGAAGGTAGAAAAAGAAGAATAAAGAGAAGAATGGAGCGTGTTAAAGGCCGTATGGCTGACGACGAGAAGAAGCCTAAGAAGAAAATGGCTGGTGGTATGATGAAAGCCAAAGGCAAAGCTAATGGCGGCATGATGAAAGCCAAAGGTATGAAAGTTGGTGGTAAGACTAATTTTCCTGATCTTACTGGTGACGGTGAGGTTACACGAAAAGATATCCTTAGAGGTCGTGGAGTCCGCGGCATGAAAGGCGGTGGTATGAAAACCAAAGGTTATATGGCTGGCGGTAAGATGAAGACTAAAGGCTACTCTGCTGGCGGCGTGAAAAAAGCTAAAGCGAAGAAGCTGCGCGGTGCAGGTATCGAAAGTAGAGGTTATAGACGCGCTAGGATGTATTAATGCGTAGTTACTATAGAACTGGCGGGCAGGTTAAGCGTAGAAAAGCCGGAAAGCCTAAGTCAGGGGGTAAAATCTGCCCTTCTGGAAAAGCTTGGGCTAAAAGAACTTTTGATACGTACCCTTCTGCTTACGCAAATATGGCAGCGTCTAAGTATTGTAAAGATCCGAATTATGCCAAAGGTAGTAAAACGAAAAAAGGTGGTAGAAGAAGGATAACTAAAACGGGTAGAGTGTAATGGCCCAGTTAAAAAATTGGCGAGATCAAAAATGGGTTCGTATAGGTACAGATGGATCTATACTAGGAGAGTGTGGTACGTCTCCAGATAAAAAAAATCCCGATAGGTGTCTGCCGTTGGCTAAAGCTAGGTCTTTGAGTAAAGAAGAACGAGCAGTTACTGCCCGTAAAAAGAAACGAGCAGGATCTCAAGGACAAACAGTAGTATCGAATACTAAGAAGGCAAAGGTACGAACTGCATACAACGGTGGTTTACAAGAAGTACGTGAAAACCATAGAGGTTGTGGCGTGGTTATGCCGGGACGTAGAAAGAAAACTCTATATGTTTAATGGAGAACAATATGGATAAATTTGAAGTTTACCAAAATGGTAATTTTGTAGACGGTACACCTGTTTTTCAAATCGGTGTTAAGCAGGAAGATGGTTCTTACGCTATTGTAGATGCTGACTTAATGAGTGAAGAAGAAGCAAAAGCTAGGCTAAAAGAATTGCAGCCGCCTAAAAACAACTGCATTTAATCCTGACTTTACTGAGATAGCAGAAGAAGCGTGGGAACGCGCTGGGCGTGAAATGCGTTCAGGATATGACTTACGAACTGCTCGTAGGTCTATGAACCTATTAACTATTGAGTGGCAGAATAGAGGGATAAATCTGTGGACAATAGACGAAGGGTCGATCACGTTAACAGAGGGTACGTCTGAGTACGACCTACCCAATGATACTGTTGATTTGCTAGAGCACGTTGTACGTACAGATTCAGGTAATGCTACTACACAGCAAGATCTTACCATAAGCCGTATTAGTGTTAGTACCTATTCATCTATACCTAATAAGTTGTCAGAAGGTAGGCCCATACAGGTTTATGTAGAACGCCTTCGTACTACCCCTAAGATTAATGTTTGGCCTGTACCTGATAAAAGTGGGTATGTGTTCTATTATTGGCGTATGCGACGGATAGAGGACGCAGGTAACGGTGTAGAAACAGCGGATATGAGTTTTAGATTTTTACCTTGTCTGATGGCAGGGTTAGCCTATTACATATCGCAAAAAGACCCTGAATTAATGCCGCGTGTTCCTATGTTAAAAGAAATTTATGAAGAACAGTTTGCACTGGCAGCAGGAGAAGATAGAGAAAAAACTTCTGCTAGATTTGTTCCTCGTATCGGGTATGTTTAGTTATGGCGAACCGTTTTGCATCAGCCCGAAAAGCATTAGGGATTTGTGATGTTTGCGGATTCCAATACAAGCTAAGAGAGCTTAAAGACTTAATTGAGAAGGGCAGAAATACGCATATAAAAGCGTGTCCTGAATGTTGGAATCCAGATCATCCCCAGTTAAAGTTAGGGGAGTTTCCTGTTAATGATCCACAAGCTATTCGAGATCCACGTTCAGATAGTGCAGAGTTAACAGAAAGCAGGGATACCCAATGGGGATGGAATCCAGTGGGTGTAGGACGAGATCCATTTGACCTTACTCCTAATGATTTAATAGGAACAGGTGAAGTAGGAACAGTAACAGTAACGACTTCGTAGGAGCATAGAATGAATGTATTTGATATGGAAGAAGTAAAGGTTCATAAAGATAAAGGTGTACAACCTGTTAAAGGAGCACCTAAGACTGATATGAGCGGTGTAAAAACTTCTGGCATTAAGATGCGTGGCGCAGGTGCTGCAACTAAAGGCACAATGGTACGTGGTACGCTTGCATGAGTATGACCTATGCCCAGTTGACGGCTAACATAGAAGACATTTGTGAGACTTCATTCACAAGTGACCAGCTTGCTATGTTTACTCAACAGGCTGAACAAGCTATTTATAACACTGTACAGCTTCCTTCGCTTCGTAAGAATGTAACGGGAACGCTAACCTCGGGCAATAAGTACTTATCCGTACCTACAGATTTTCTTTATACTTATAGTTTAGCTGTGACTAATGCTAGTGGAGTGTTTACGTATCTTTTAAATAAAGATGTTAATTTCATTAGGGAGGCATATCCTACGCCCACATCTACAGGACTTCCTAAGCACTACGCTATATTCGATGATTCGGCTTTTATTCTAGGGCCAACACCGGATAGTGGGTACACGATGGAGCTGCATTACGGGTATTACCCAGAATCTATTGTTACAGCAAGTACGTTACCTTGGTTAAGTGAGAACTTTGATTCTGCCTTGTTAAATAAAGCACTAACAGAAGCAATACGATTTATGAAAGGCGAACCAGACTTGGTACAGCTCTACAATAATATGTATTTAGAATCTATTACCTTATTAAAGAATCTTGGTGACGGTAAATTACAACAAGACACGTATCGTTCAGGGCAATATAGTATGCCTGTAACCTAAAGGAACAATATGTTTAGAATGGCTGTTGAATCAAATATAGGAGATGTTGTCGTCAAAACAACAGAACGTAGAGGGCTGTCTCCTGAAGAACTTGCTGAACGGGCGGTAGAGCAGATAGTAAGTGTGTCAGACTCTGTAGATCCTATTGTTAAACAACAGGCAGAAGCGTTTAGAAGTCGCATTTATCATGTGGTTTTGGGTATTATTAAGCAAGCAGTTAGAAGCGATAGGACAACGCTTGTTAACGAATTTATTCAGCAAGGTCATTCAGATGTTGCTGATATTTTAAGGAGACTATAATGGCTATCACGACAGCTATGGCAACCTCGTTTAAGTCTGAACTTTTACAGGGAATTCATAATTTCCATAATGGTTCTGGTGGGGGGACGACTACCACTACAGGCACAGGCAATACGTTTAAGATTGCTTTGTTTACTAGTGATGCAACCATGTCAGCTTCTACCACAGCTTATGCAACGACCAATGAGGTTTCTGCAACAGGCACAGGGTACACCGCTGGTGGCAATACCTTGACTAATGTAGATCCCACCACATCAGGTACTACAGCGTTGACTGATTTTGCCGATACTACTTGGTCTAGCA